CCCATCTACATTCAAGGGCATTTAAATCACATCCTCGTAAAGGCACCATGTCCATTGAATAGCATAGTGGCGCGTCGCAGCATCGTAGGCGGGTTGATTGTAGCCTTTATCAGATTCCTCGATGATGGCAAAACCAGCTGCATACATAGCGGCACGGATGGTGTTTCGCATTTCAGTCGGATCAGCCTCGCTCCATAGGTTCATGTAAACGTAGGTCCGGTAGCCTTGAATATGATCGTCCTGATGCGCAGCCTCCGTAGTCGTTGTGGAGTAAACCACATACTGAGAAGGCGGGTTCTGGTCAGCCGAAGTGGCTCGCCAGATACCCGCCATAACAGGGATCCCGATATTTTGAAGCGCGTCCTGTACCTGTTTCATCAGCCGCTCACTCCTTCGGAGATGGAAGCCTTCAGACCGAGATAGGCTCTGGAAAACCCGTACTCGCCAAGCGTCGAGATGTACCATTTCATATCCCGGAACCGTACCCACATACCGGGCTTGATATCGCTGCGATACCGAATGGTAAAGTTGGCAACAGCCTCTGTATTTTTGGCATCGGCAGCACGATAATTCTGGTTACCGGCGTCGATAGCAGACGCCCAGACACGGCAGACAACAACATCGCTGGGGACAGGGTAGCCGTTCTCGTTGATGGTATTTTCCGTATAGCCGATCTCCACCAGATGCCGCAGATCACCCGGATGCGGCGTGGCGTCAAAGTTTTTATAACCTCTCAATCAAACCGCCTCCTCAAAACATCTTGTCCGGATCACGATGGGGATAGAGCAGATTCTCAAAGGCCGTCCTCATGGCCAGATACACCTGTCGATCCGGATTGTCCCGGTTCTCGTAGTAGTGGCTGACCATGAGCAGCACCGCCAGTCGGACCGGTTCAGGAGCATCATCTCCAAAGTTCACGCGGCAGAAGTCTTCTGCCGCGCCCTGACTCTGGTGAATCAGACTTTCCAGATACCCATCTTCCTCATCATGCTGAATACGAAGATGCGTTTTCACTTCATCGACAGCAAGAAGCATTTATCTCACCGCCATTACTCGGCAGACTCATCTGGGACGGTCGCTTCTGCAGACTCTGCCAGCAGACCGGCTTCTCGCAAGGCAGTCAGCAGACCATTGAAATCCTCTCGCAGCGCCGCGACGGTGGTTGCTTCGCTATCGGGTACGAACGGTGTCTTGTGTTCCAGCAGTTCCGCTTCCGGCAGTTCACCGAACAGGGATTCTGCGCCTTCGACCACCGCGCCGGGCAGGAAGGTCAGTTTGCCGCCCACGACCCATTCATTGCCGCCGTGGGCATGATAATTTCGCGCATTGTTGCTCATGCAGTTACCTCCATAAATGTGGAGAGACTTCGGTATCGAAGCCCCTCCTTGGTCGTTACGCGCTCTTCATCTGCAGGCACTTGAGCGCCTCGCCCAAGACCAGACGGCCGTCCACCCGCTGCGTGGCGCGGAAACCGACCTGACCAGTGGCGGCATAGAGTTCATTCAGTCTCTGGAAGGTGCGTCCCTCTCGGTCGGAGATCCAGTAGGACTTGAAATCACCGAACAGAATAGGCTTATTGCCGGTAGCCACCTCGGGCATATAAGCGGAAGTAACCACCTTATAGCCAAACAGCTTGTCAGGCTCGCCTTCCTTCATGCCGGGCTGCCAGATGTACTGGCTGTTGCCATCCTTGAGCTTGCGCAGCGCCTTAATGGTGCTGTCGTTCATCAGGAAGAGCGACTTGGGACGGTACACGCTGCGCACAGAGTACACCAGATCAAGGATCTCATCCGTGGTGAACGTGGCGCCTGCAGTCGTAACGGCAACTCCTGCGCCGTTGGTGGCATTGAGCATGCCGATCGGCTTGGCGGTACCATCGCCGGTCAGGAACGCGGCTTCCTCCGCAGCGCCCATACGTCGTGCAAACTCGCCGGCGATATAGCTTTCGATATCGAACACGCTGTCCTGAAGCAGCTCATCCGAAACCTTGATCATGGTCGCCAGCTTGTGCGCACCCAGCGTGATCTGACCGAAAGCGTCATCCGATTCGGGGATGAGGCCTTCCTCCTCCACCCAGCTTGCACTGCCGTGAGAGGCAACGATGGGAATCTTACGCTCGCCGGATTCACTGCGGATGATGGTGCACAGGGAACGCAGCTTGTTTTCTTCTTCCAGCGCCTTGATCAGCGTGCGCTCATACTCGTCGGGAACAAGGAATCCGCCTTCGGCGTCATCGCCGATCTGCAGCGCATTCTGAAGGGAGAACTGACTGCGGCGGTTGCGTACCATATTCCAGAAGGCCTGCTTGTACTCCGCAGAAGCGCGGCCAGTTCTGCCGGAAAGACCCTTGTCAGGGCGGGAGGTCATGGCGTCTCGGGTCGGATTGTTCATCTCACGTTCCAGCGCATCCGCACGTTCCTGACGTTCAATGGCATGACCGAGATCAACGACCTCTCGCTCCATGTTTTCATAGGTGGCGGTATCCTCTGCGGACATCATGCCGTTGGCGTCCTGATGCTCGTCCAGAAAAGCCTTTGCTCTGTCCCAGATCTCACCGCGCTTCCGGCGCATTTCAAGAATCTTACTCATTTTGATTTCCTCCTCATCGATTGTTGGGTTTGATAAGGCCCAGCCTCTTGTGTAGCTGGGCGACAGGGATACAGTTTTTTTCCTCCGGCTGCGTCTCTACTGAAACAGCATCGGAGGTATGATCAGCGCCCAGATTGGGGCGTTGCATCTGCGGCTTATGGCGTTCAAACCATGCCTGTACCTTTGCCTCGGCATCCTTGCGATTCACCGCATGATTGCCCTCTGCGTTGGTAACACCGGCGCTGCCATCTGCGATTGCATCAACAAAGCCGTGCTGCATGGCGGCAGTCGCATCCATCCATGTGGTTGCTGTCATCATGGCAGCAATCACCCCGCGATCCATACGGCATCGGGTTGCGTAGCAGTTGAGAATGCTCTCTTTGCATGCCTTGAGCAGCTGGATAGCCTCCGCAAGATCCTTTTCATTGCCCCATGCAATGGTACTGGGATCGTGGATCATAAAAAGACTGCCCGGCGTCATTTCCAGACGATTCGCCGCCATGGACAGAACCGTTGCAGCGGATGCCGCCGTTCCGGAGACAGTGATGCTCACATTGCCCGGATAAGCGCGGATGTCATCGAACATCCGGGTTGCGGCGTTACATGAACCGCCATAGGAGTTCAATCGGATATGAACGTCATCCGAATACTGATTTTCCGCGCCATACAGGGTTTCATGAAGGGCGTCCGGCGTGATCTCGTCGCCGTACCAGACGTCTTCATCGATATACCCGTTCAGGTTGATTTCTCTCATAGGTATCACTCCATTTCATTTGCCCACACGATGCCGGCAAGAACAAAAAAGACACACGGTACAGCCACGCTGTTTCCGTATGCCTTGTATTCAGCTGCATCCGAATGCGGATTCTGCAGCCACTTGATGATCTGCTTTCTTGTTTTGGGCTTGGTGGATTTGCCCATCGCCACCCGATACTCTTCGAAGATGGCTTCCCATCTGTCGATTTCACCGTAAGAAGGCGAAGGATTACCAAGCTTCTCGCACCAGCCGTCCGGATATCCCTGCAATCGGCAGCACTCACCGGGCGTCAGTCTGCGGACTAGATATTCCACTTCGGGTGCAGCTACTGCACCTGGGCCTTCCGCTACCAGCGTAGGCGCCTGTTCTTCACTGACGTTCATGCGATACTGCGCGTTTTCACCAGCAGAAAAACAGGCTCTGTCCAGCGCATAGGTCGGCTCCAGCACATAATAGTCACCGGAAAAAGCCTCCTGATTGCCCAGAAACGCCTTTTCAGAGGACGCCTTGGCGGTCAGTGTGCCTGCCTGTGGTTTGCCGCTGGCCAGCATCCCTTGGAGTGTATCATCTCTGCCCACCACATGCGGATCCTTATAATCCCTTGCCATGATTGTCGGTGAAAGTTCTTTGCCTACCTGCGTGAAATTGCCCGTGGTCATGCAATAGACTGCATGACGATCCGTGGTATCCAACGTAAAGGATACCTCCTCGTTGACGCCGTCGCCTTGCGGACCGTTGTGATCGGCGCGTCCGATCATAGAACCCTGAATACAGTAAGCAGGATTCTTCTGCTGCGCAATGTAGGTCTGCTGATGGGAGCCCGGGGAGGCCGAGATGGTACCCGACTGACCTCCAAGTTCGCGTATTTCGTCCCGCTGATTCTGTGCGAATGCAACAGGTTCCACCACAGCGATACCACCCTGATTGCAGCAGGGATTCCCGCCGCCACAGTCCAGCGTTCGGCTGGTATCCGCCTCATATATTCCCGCATGCGGATTGTCTGAAAGCATAGCATTGCTCTGATCGGAACTGATCCCGTAGGCCTTCACTACAAGTTCATTGCACCGGGCTTCACCCACATCAAAATTGTTCAGAGTATTGGCAACATCAGCCTTCTTCCACTCCTGACCTTCCTCCTGCGAGTGCGGCCTCGTGCCTTTACAGAACGGCTCCATGGCCAGCGGCACCTGATTACCACCCGTCCCCATACGGGAACAGAGCGTCTGACAAATACCATCTTCGCTGATCTTGATTCGGCTGTCCGTGGGATTATACTGAACTGCAATACCGGGAACTACCCCTGCCCGCAGCGTAGGCGCACGTTCCTTCTCATAGCCGATTCCGCGACTGTCAGCGCTGTGCTCGGTACAGAAGCCGGAAGCTTCCATAATACATGGCGCATGACCGTTGATGCTGGCACGAAGGGTATTGGACACTTCCTGAGTTACGTCCATTCGTTCTCCGCCCTGATCATTCAGCACAATAACACCGTTTCTGCCGGTGCTCATTCCGCAATTTACGCCAAGTGTAGAACTGACATCCCCGGTTATACTTGCATTGTATCCGTCAAAGCCTGACGCTCCAGCGCCTTTCTCAGCACTTCGGGCAGTTCCTTGCCGCGTTTCTGTGCGCGGCGGAGTATACCCTGACATGCCTTCGGACTCAAAGAGAACCTTTCCGGCACATTGTCCATCAAGATCGAGGACAGCAAATATACGTTTCCGTCTTTGTGCGACGCCCCAACCCTGCGCGGCGTCGAGGATCCGCCAGGCGAGTGAATAATCGCTGCCCAGGATTTCGCCTGCGGACAGCCACTTTCCTTGTCGCCCATCCCGCTGTCCAGCGTGCTGGGTACGCTCCTGCGGTACAGTTGTGTCCTCGGAGCTAGTCGACACTGCGTGTCTCCCTCCTTCATCAGGCATAGGAACATCTGCTTCGGGGTCTTTGATACGGATGAGGCTTTCAAGGACTTCACGGAAGTCCCTTCCATCCGCAGAGGACAGGGCGCCCGGCACGTTCTCCCAGACCGCCCATCTTGGTTTCTGTCCATTGGTCTTTTCCCTCATTTCTTTGATGATGCGCACAGCCTGACGGAATAGCCCGGAACGCTCACCGCCGAGACCTTCCCGTTTACCGGCAATAGACAAGTCCTGACAGTTGTGAACCACAATGCCGTCTGCGACGTAGCTGTTATCCTGCTCCACTGTCAGGTTGTACACGGTCTTACGCTCGCCCGTGGGCAGTACTTTCCGCACCAGATACCACGAGTGTTTATCATCATACAAATGGCGATTATCACGCTTGCACATCCGGACTGCATAGTAATCCCGCTGGCGAACGGTACGCCCTTCGATGACGCCATATGGCTTTACTCGAGTCAAGTGAACCGTCGTACTGTAGCCAAACGTTTCAGCAAGCAGCCGTATACCGTGGGCGAGTTTCTTGCTGGTGGTCGTGTAGTTGTACTTACCGTCCCCATCTTCGTTCCCATCTGTATCCAGCATGCCGCTGAAAAGGGCCCAACGAAGATCCTCCGGAAGTCCATACACCCAAGCCGGAAGCCGCTTGTTATAGGAATACTTTCCGAAGTTGCCTGTGAGCCAATCACAGAAGGCTCTGCCATGAAACTTGAACTTTACGCCAGTCCTGCATTTCTCAACAGAATACCTGTCGACTACCTTCTTTACAGCATCCTCTAGCTCTCCATGCTTATCAAGACCGTCACAGATAATGATCGAGCAGTGTTTTTGCCCAATCGGGCGGTCGCTGCGTTGAGCGTCTCTGACCCAGCCATCGCCGATCCAGCGGCCAACAAGGTAAAATAAATCCGCATTCATTTCGGGCATCGTGTTTTCACGATAGTCACCGGAATAATGCGGCTGATCTATTGGTAAGCTGTCGATATATCTGGGAACCGCCCAGTAGCGTCCTTCCATGTTTTCTGCAGGAGTCCATTCTTTGGGATTCTCCAAGGTTCGGATGCTCCCGCGCGTGCCATCCTCGTATGTCGGATACCTCATGCGCGGAACCGTGCTGTAGATTGGATGGTTTGGAGTACATTCCAGACCGTAGTGGTTGCCTCGAAGCACGACGGTTGAGCCTTCCTTTGAGCCGACTGCCGTCACTCGGTGCCAGCTTCCCGTGTGGGTAAGCACCATCATGCCAACTCGGATATTCTCAATCTCCGTGTAACCGTCACTGGTCAGGACAAGCGTTCCTTCAGGGAAACACGGCGAACCGAAAGTTACCACGTCCACCGGCTCCAGATCTCCGCCGTGGAGTTTGCTTACGTCGCCGTAATGCTTCACATCAGGCAACCGCTTTTCCACCACTCGGATAGGAAACGGTTCGATCTCGGATGCCCAGATCGGTCGTATACCGGCATAGATGCCCGCCAGCGGGAAGCCCCCGATGCCATCAAAGAGACTGCCAAGCGTCAGCCCATTCGTTTCATTCTGCATTTTTCTCACCTCCTGCTGCCCCTGTACCCGCAGACTGCCCGGAACCAACATGCTGAGCCATTGCTGTCCTGACGCTGATCATATTGCCGTTCACCAGATATGCGTCGCCGCCATCCTCCGCAGGAACGGGGTTCATGTTCTCCAGCGCCCGGATGTCGTTTGTGCTCATCCAACCGTTCTGACGGGCAATGGCATAGCCTTCCATGCGACTCTTATAATCGCCTCGCATCAGGCCGTCCATATTGAACTGAACATAAAAAATGCCCTTCTCCTTTTCGGGGAAGAGCTGCCTGCCTATGGATTGTTCGATTCGCACCAACCAGGGGCGAATGGTATGAACTGCAAATGAAATATTCTGATTTTCGATATTACTGAAAGTGGCGTGCTCAAGGTCAGCTACCAGATGAGGCGGCACACGATAGATCCGGCAAATCTCTGCCACCTGAAACTTGCGAGTTTCGAGGAATTGAGCCTCATTATTTGGCATTGAGATCCGGGTGAAGGTCATGTTTTCTTCCAGAATAGCGACTTTACCGGAATTCGCGGAACCTCCATACGCTTTGTTCCAGCTTTCTCGCAGCCGCGCTGGGTCTTTCACCGTATTGGGATGCGTCAGGACGCCGGAAGGCGTTGCGCCGTGGGCGAAGAACTTGCTGCCGTACTCTTCTGCAGCGATGCCCAGCCCGATAGCGTTTCGTTCAAGTGCGATAGGACTGTAACCCATGACGCCGTCAAAGCCAAGCCCCGGAATGTGCAGCACATCTTCCGGACGCAGGCGATGCGTTGAACCTTCGGCAGTAGTGTAGGTATAGGTCAGCGTTCCTGCTGAATCCCTGTCCACTTCCATGCGGTCCGGAAGCAGCGGATACAGACCAAGAATGTGTCCACGCCCATTGCGGATGATCTGACTATAGCTGTTGCCATACAGCAGAAGGTGTGTCAGCATAGTCTCTCTCCAGACAAAGCTGGTCATTTCGCTGTTGGGTTCATCGTGCAGGATACGGTACAAAGGATGATCTGTCGCCTTAATCGCACCTTTTTCTGTCTCTTCATACACATGAAGCGGCAGACTGGCGATTGTCTCGGCAATTACGCGCACACAGGCGTAGACCGTAGATACCTGAATGGCCGTTCTTGCATTGACTGATTTTCCGCTGCCTGATGTGCCAAAGTAGAATACCGGCGCGGCGCTGACAGCATCTTTGGGCTTGTCCCGCGCATGGAACAGTCCTGTGAATGGATTTTTCATGGTGTTTTCTCCTAAAAAGTGGTACAAAAAAGCACCTCACCGCAGTGAAGTGCTCGTATGAATATAAGATTGTATTGTGTGGATGCCATTACCGAGAGACTATGTCCTGCATTTACAGTTTATCGGCATAGTCCTCCAGTTGACTGAAGAAACGTTCAGCATAAACGATACGATTATCCTCGTCAATGCGGATGATCAGTATATAGTTCTTGATTACTACTTTCCGATATCCGCGCACACTGAGCAACAGCTGCTGGCAGACAGGATAGATATGTGGGTTTGTTTCCAGTATGTCATAATGTCTCTCGATTTCAGAAAGCAGATGTACGGCAGCAGTTTCGTTGCATAATTCTTCAATGATATAACCAATAATGCCGTCGAGATCATTCTCTGCTTTCTCGGTGATGATTAGCCTATATGCCATACTTCGCCCTCAGTCCACTGAGAGAAGAACGTGCATCTTTAACACGACCTGCCTCAATATCGGCTTCTGCTTCCATCAGTTTTTCATAGACAGTATAGAGCCTGATCTTGTCGTACATCTCTGCGCTCATGATCACCATATCTCTATAGCCGTTTTTCGTGATCGTAATCGGCTCTGTCGCGGTTCTGCACATTTCGGAGATGGTCGTAGTGTCCTTCAAATCCCGAATCGGAATACAATGTCCCATGCTATCGCCTCCTTGTGGGATAATTATACCACAGCCGGGTCTTCATTGCAACTGGAACTTTTTTACAGTCCCGATCCGGTCTTTTTATCATGGTGCGTCTTGCAGAGCGGCTGCCAGTTTCCCTCATCCCAGAAAAGACGCTTATCGCCCCTGTGGGGAATGATATGATCGACAACGGTCGCAGGTCTCAGCTTGCCTTCCTTCATACACGATGAGCATAGCGGATGTTTTTTGAGAAAGAACTTTCGAGCCTTTTCCCATTTCTTATCGTAACCGCGCTCGGCGGCGCTTTCCCGGAGATATAGCCCGCGATGTTCTTCGCAATAAATCCCGTCCGACAGATTGGGGCAGCCGGGATGCCTGCACGGTTTTTTCGGTTTTCTTGGCATGGCAGTCACCTCAGAGAATCAAAAGGCCTCTGTGATCATACACAGAGCCGCCGTCGTTATTGCGCATTGCTCTGTCCAATGCCATGACCAGCGCAACCGCGCCGTCCACCTTTTCCGTGGACTTCTGCTTGTCAATTTTCACATTGCCGGCTGGATCTGTGCGCACGAAAATGTTGTCCATATTCCAGCGCAGGACAGGATGGCCGGTATGGGCGATGCTTTTCTCCAGCACAAGCCGCATGAGTTCCTTGGTGGGAGCTGACATACTGGCAAAGCCCTGACCAAAGGGCACCATGGTAAAACCATCATCCTCCAGCGCCTGCACGATCATGCCGGCATTCCACCGGTCAAAAGCAATTTCACGAATATTATAAAGCTTATTGAGATGGTTGATGAACTGCTGGATGAAACCGTAGTGAACCACGTTGCCCTCGGTCGTCAGAATATGCCCTTCGCGCTCCCATACGTCATACATCACATGATCCCGCCTGACTCGAAGCTGTACTGTTTCCTCGGGAAGCCAGAAGAACGGCAGTACATAATACGGTTCGCCGTCATGCGAAGGAGGAAAGACCAGTACCAGCGCCGTAAGGTCTGAGGTACTAGCAAGGTCAAGCCCGGCATAACAGGCGCGGCCTTCCAACATTTCCGGTGCAAACCAGGTTTTGCAGGCGTCCCATTTCTCCATGGGCATCCAGCGCACAGACTGTTTTACCCATTGGTTCAGTCGAAGCTGGCGAAAACTATTCTCTTCAGCAGGATTCTGCCGTGCGGACTGACAGGCGGCTTCCACTTTTTCAAGGGCGATCGTCTCACCCAGAGAAGGATTCGCCTTCCGCCAGACTTCCGGGCTTGTCCAGTCCTCATCCTCTTTTGCACCGTAGATCACAGGATACAGTGTTGGATCCGCCTTGCGGCCGTGGATGATATCATCCGCCTTCTGATGCATCTCATAGCAGATGGAGTTGGTATCCGTTCCTGCCGTAGTAATCAGAAAGTACAGCGGCTGGGTACGGGCGTCACCGGAACCCACCGTCATAACATCAAACAGCTTCCGGTCAGGTGCGGCATGAAGCTCGTCATACACAACACCATGGACATTGAAACCGTGCTTGCTGTATGCCTCTGCTGACAATACCTGATAGAAGCTGTTGGTGGGCAGATATACAATGCGTTTGGTCGCAGCAAGAATCTTCACCCGTTTGTTCAGCGCCGGACACATCCTGACCATGTCCGCTGCCACTTCAAATACAATGGACGCCTGCTGTCGGTCGCTGGCACAGCCATACACCTCGGCGCGCTGCTCGCCATCCCCGCAGGTGAGGAGAAGGGCAACGGCGGCGGCCAGTTCACTTTTCCCGTTCTTTTTGGGAATTTCTATGTACGCCGTATTGAACTGCCGGTAGCCGTTGGGTTTTACGATTCCGAACACATCACGGATGATCTGTTCCTGCCAGTCCAGCAGCTTGAAATGCTTACCGGCCCATGTGCCCTTTGTATGGCACAGGCATTCAATAAAGCTTACCGCCATGTCAGCCTTATCCCTGTCATAGACAGAATCCGGCAGCATGAATTTCGTGGGCGTATATTTCTGTGCTTTTGCCATGTCCTTCACCTCCCTTCGCCAAAATCATCTTCATTCAGCGCCGGTCTGTGCGACTACTTCAGCGTACTCCACACGTTCACCGTTACGAAGAACATACACACCGCTGCTGTCGCCGTCCTTCAGTTGCAGATAGCGTCTGACCGCCACATCCACAAACTTGGGCTCCATCTCAATGCCGTAGCAAATTCTGTTCAACTGTTCGCATGCCACCAGCGTAGACGCGGATCCCAGGAAGCCGTCCAGCACCAGTCCGTTGCTCTGGGTACATTGGGTAATGAGATAGGCGATCAGCGGAACCGGCTTACTGGACGGATGCCCATGGCCATCCTCTTTGGAGTTTTTGATGCGGTCAAACTCAAACACCGTTTTCTGCTTCTGATCGCCGTACCAGATGTGCTTGCCATCCTTGCGCCAGCCCCAGATGATAGGCTCATGGTTGTACTTCCAGTCCGTGCGCGTCAGCACCAAACGATCCTTTTTCCACACAAGACCGGCGCCGACCTTAAAGCCGGCGTCCTCGTATGCGTCGTGGAAGATACGTGCCTTGGCAGTCGCATAGAAGACATAGATGGACGCATCCTTTGCCATGGCGTCCTTCATACATGAAAACGCCCTGAGCAGGAACTCATAGGCGTCTTTATCGTTCAGATCATCATTTTTGATGTTTCCGGAGCTGCTTTCAAGCTTCACCATATAAGGGGGATCTGTGCAGACGAGATTGACTTTGGTATCTCCAAGCAGAGATGCGTAGGTCTCAGGCAGCGTGGAATCACCACAGATCACCCGATGCCGGCCCAGCTGCCAGACGTCGCCGGGCTTGGAGAAGCACGGCTTGTCCAATTCTTCTTCCACATCAAAGTCATCTTCCTGCGCCGCTTCTTCCAGTCCAAACAGATCTGCCAGTTCTTTTTCATCAAAGCCGGTGAGCGACATATCAAAATCGTAGGCTTCCAGCGCCTCCAATTCCACGCGCAGCAGTTCTTCGTCCCAGCCGGCATCCAGCGCCATGCGGTTGTCCGCAAGGATATATGCCTTTTTCTGTGCTTCCGTCAGATGATCCACAAAGACGCAGGGAACTTCTGTGATGCCTTCCTCCTTCGCCGCCATAATGCGTCCGTGGCCGGCGATCACACCATAGTTTCTGTCAATGATGACAGGATTGATAAACCCGAACTCACGCAGACTGGAGCGCAGCTTATTGATCTGCTCCGGCGAGTGTGTTCGGGCGTTATTCACATACGGCACAAGTTGTGCAATGGCCACCAGCTGCATTTCGCTGGTGGTTTTTCTGTTTTCGGTACTCATGTTGCCTCCATTATTTTCCCATACGGGCACGGAGCAGTCGCTCCATTACATCTTCCTGCGGGCTGTCCCCGTCGTATTGGCTTGCGCAGTTTTCCTTGACGATCTGGAAAATCTCGTTCCACAGGCGATTGGTCTGATTCATGTAACCGCTGCTCATACTCACAAAGGGAGACATGACCGGCTGACCCGTCGTAGGATGCTTGCCCAGCAGGCCGTAGGTAGTCAGGGACTCTTCACACTGAATCCATCTGGCCGCGCACATAGCGTATCGCTCCAACACCTGCGGGGAGATCAGCTTTTCGCACTTGCGTTCTTCCAGCCACTTCCATGTAGTGCGGTAGATATCTTCTGCCTGCAGCGGCTTTCCGTCTCTTTGCCGGGCAGACAGCATTTCATGCGGTTTGGGCATCTCCACGCCTTCCACATCCGGCACATCGGTAAAGTCCAGTATCCGCAGTTCACGCTTGCCCGGATTCCCTTCCGTAAGCTTGTCATAAAGCGGCTTCTTTTTGCGCCCCGCGCCGGGACGCGCACCGCCGCGATTCGTTCCATCCTTGGCCATAAGGCATACCTCCTGTTCCACTTGATTTTTTCAAACCTGTTTGATTTCGTTTGATTCTTTTCAAACACGGTGCCCATCGTCAGGCAAAAGGCGCATACGACAGAAAATCGCCGAAAACCACCGCAGCAGCAGTGATTTTGGGCGATTTTCCGCACGGGAATGGCTGGCGATATCTGGGGTTAATACCCCCGTTTGATTTCGCGTTTTTGTTTATGAGAGGGCGCGACGGTCCCCTCCGGGACCTGCACGGAGATCGGACCGCCCCCTCCCGGACCCCGACTTCGCCACGGCGAAGCGCAAAAGCCGACCACGCCACCCGGACTTCTTCACGGCGAAGTGGCAAAGCCGACCCCTTCACCCAGACTTCTCCACGGCGAAGTGGCAAAGCCGACCCCTTCACCCGGACTTCTCCACGGCGAAGCACAAAAGCCGACCTTTCCACCCGGACTTCTTCACGGCGAAGTGCAAAAGCCGACCACGCCGCCCGGACTTCTCCACGGCGAAGTGCAAAAGCCGACCCTTCCGCCCGGACTTCTTCGCGGCGAAGTGCAAAAGCCGACTACGGCAGTCGCCTTTGTTTTCGACCCGGTTGGGGGGCAAAAAGGGCGGCTTTCGGGCGGCTTCCTATATACGCGCGAAAAAGCCAGTTGTTACGAAAAGGCGACAAAAGGCGACTTTTTCGTCGCCGGTAGTTCGCCTTTAGTTAACTTGCTTTTTTGCCAAAGGCGAGCGAAACTGTGGTTGCGCCGGGGGAAAACCCCGCCGCCGAACCCCGCCGCCCCGCGCGGCGCCCCCTACGACCGTGACCGGCTCCCGGCCCGCCCGCAACCAGCGCGCGGTCTCGCTCCGGCGACCCGCCCCAGCCAGCCTGCTCGAGAAGGCTCTCTGGGTGCCCCCAACGACCGACCCTTTCCGCTGGGCGCCCGGCGGAAAGCCCGAAACGGGAAAGCAAAAAGGAAGGAGGAACCCCCGATGGCACGACCGCCCCCGCTTTGCCCACGCCCGGTCTCTCACGACCACTCCGCCTGACGATGGCTGGGAGGGCTCCCAGCCGAAACGCACCACGCGTCGCGGAAAGCCCGCAAAAACAACGAAGGAGGTCTCTACCATGACGAGCAACCCCAAGGCCGCACTTCATGCCGCCGATATCGCCCTCGAACAACTCCGCGAACTGGAGGAAGCCGTTCTCCGCGCCCGGGCTCTGCCCAGCGAGGAAAACTACGCCGACGTGCGAACGCTGGCGAACGACGCCCTCTATCTGGCCGAAAAGGCTGAGGACTCCGCATGGAACGACATCGACCCCGAGGAAGCCGCTGACGACCCCGAACTCTGGGAAGTACACCTCTCCGCAAAGGATGCCGCCGACCGCGCCCGGACGGCTGCCAATGACGCCCTGACTCTGACGAAAGGCGAGGCCCCGGCAACTGCCGCCGCCAAGCGAATCGCTCTCAAGAAGCTGAGGCTCGAAACCCTCGAAAGACGTTGGTCTGACGAACTGGATTTCCACGAGTACGCGGTCTGGACCCTTCAGGCCGCTCTGGAAGCCGCATACGCCGCCGGTCTCGCGGATGGGAAAACCATCCATTGACCGGCGGTTTGTTTTTCAAAGAAAAGGAGGATATGAAAATGAAGGTACGCGATCTGATGGAAATTCTGGAAATGTTCGACGAGAACGCTGAAGTGAAGCTGGCTTACCAGCCCAACTGGCCCCTTTGCACGAAGGTAGCCTCGGTCAAGAAAAAGGACGGCGTGGTGTACATTTGCGAGAGCGGCTACGGCGGAAATGACTACGCGCCGGGCGGACTCTTCGAAACCAACGAAAGCCTTGATCTGGACGAAGAAGAGGAATGGGAGGAATAAGCTGCCAAATCACCCCGCCTGACGATGGCCCGGTGGCTCCGGGCCGAAACGCACCGAGCGTCGCGGGAAGCCGCAATATTTTTCAAATCGAGGAGGCTCTGAAAATGCCCAAGACAACCTTTGTCCGAAAGCCCGTCTGCATGGACGACGTCCGCTCCGGAATGGAGAAAATCCGAAGCTGGTTTGGCGGGGATCGCACCCACTACTACGTCGCTTCCGAAATTGAGTTGACCCGCGAGGAGTGGGACAGCCTGACCGACAACTTCTTCGCCCGCCGTGAATGGATCGCAGAGTTTTCAAATCAAGACCATCCGTCTGAGTATAGCGTCCACGCCTGCATCCGCGTCACCTGCAGGGAATCTCACGAGGCCCTGATCATCGCCCCCGAGGGCTACGACTACGCCCGATACGTTGCCATCGAATAAACGACAAATCTTTCAAATCGAGGAGGAATCATCATGCTGAATCTTGCACAGGCCATCGAACATGGAAAGCGCGTAGGCGTTCGCTTCTACGTCATGAACGACAAGGACTGCATCATGGGCGGAACCCAGACGCTGGAGCAGGCCGAGGATATGAAGCGCCGCTTTGAAAAGGACGACCGCACAAACCCCTGGACGAAGGGAACGACCCGCTTTTACATCAAGCCCATCCGCTGAAGCTTCAAAATCGAGAGGAGGCACCATCATGACCCGTGCGTACAAAATCACCCACCTGCCCGAAGGCTATTCCAAGCTGGCCATTGCCGCGTGGAAAGCTCTCAATGACCGCGAACTCTACGAAATCGAGGGCGCTTTGGTTTTCACCGACGACCTTGAGGATTACATGGAGTCCAACAGCGAAACCCACTCCTGCGCCGACGTATTTGACTCCCACGCCGCGTTCGAAAAATGGCTTCTGAATACAGTCGCGGACTGGATCAAAAACGATCCGCTGATGATCGATGACCTCGACCAGTTTCTGAAACTCGCCTGACGATGGCCTTTGGCACAGGCCGAAACCGCGTCGCTCAGCGGCGCCGGTCGCGGGAGCCACCGGCATTGCCGGTCCCACAAAATCTTTCAAATCGAGGAGGCGTAACCATGAATCAGAATGACATCAATCGCGCTTTCACCGAAAAGGTGCTGGAACTGGTCGCGCAGGGCTATCAGATCAACCCCGCAACCATGAGCGGCAGTCAGGGGGAGATCGGCAAGGTCGATCTGCGCAAGGGCAGCGACATCATCCGCGTCCTGCTTACGGAGGGACGCGACTACATCAGCGGTCCGGACTTCCTGACCCTCACCGTTGGCCGCTGCACCGACAACATCCGCATCGACTGCTTCGACCGCCTGGGCAATACCATCTGGGACAATCGCCTGGAGATTATCTCCGAAATCAAGTTCGCCAAGGTGGCAGAGAATTTCTTCACCGACATGGAAACCGGACGCGCCATTGCAAAAAAGCGCTTCGCCCGATGTGATATGCGCCATCAGCGCAGCCGCAGGGAACTTGGCGAGGCTTTCAAATCCGCAGCCCTCCGCTACGTCCGCAAGCAGCCCCGCATGAAGACCTGCCGGCTGGAAGATATCGAAAGCGTGACCCGCGTCAACAAGGAACATTTCAGCCGGGTGCTGCCCGACCTCTACGGCTATGAAATCAAGGCGAAGGGCAAGACCTTCCTGCTCAAAGCCCCCAATGGCAGCCGCTGATCACCCAATGCTATCAAATACAGGAGGCAAGGATTATGAAAACCAAAAATGACATCCGCGATCAGTTTCCCAAGGGAATGAAGGTAATGCTCATCAATGTTTCCATCGAGCGCCATCGCGAACGCTACTGCGGACGCACCGGCATCGTCATCAAGGCCGTGAAATCCACCAACATGGTTTGGATCGAATTTCCGGACGGCGACCGCTACGGCGCGTACCCCGAAAATGTCCAACCCGCCTGACGATGGCTCTCTGGCAGGAGCCGAAACGCCGCAAGGCGTCGCGGGAGCCACGCTCCTAAATTTACATCAGGAGGTATCATCATGATCATTCGCACCAATGCCAAAGACAATCGCAAAGAGCTGATCCGCATCCTCTCGGAAGTTCTGCACGAGAAACCCTACTACTGCGGCGCACCGTCCTTCGCTTATGAATTCAGCCTCTGCCGCGTGGACCGCGATGCAGCGATTCACCTTACGCCTGCCATCGCTCGTCAGTCGGCAGAGAGCGCCGCTGCGCTTCTGAATCAGCGCGGCTTTGACGCAGAGATCATGGAAGCGGCGGAAGAACTGACTCCGCCCGACGAGCAGCCGGAGGATAACCAACCGTCTGAAGAACACTACACCGTGGTCATTCCGAACGAAAAGATCAGCGCAGATACGCTGACCATGCTGAACGCGATCATCGCGGGCAAAGCAACGCTTCTGCGCAAGGCGCTGGAAACGAGCGATCTGAGTATTATCCGGACTGAGCAAGGCTGCGCTTTCCCTTGGTTTCAAATCGAGAGCAATGCGGAAGAGCAGAGTGCTTACCGAATGCTGATCGAAAAGCTGATCGCCTTCGCCAGCGAACGGACTCGCGTCACGGCTACCGAAAAGACAACCGACAATCCCAAGTACGCATTCAGATGCTTTCTGCTGCGGCTGGGCTTCATCGGCGCGGACTACAAACGCGAACGCGCCATTCTTCTTCGGAATCTGGAAGGCAATAGCGCTTTCAGATCCGGCAGCGATCCCCGAAAGGAACCCGCCTGACGAGAACCGGGGCGCACCCGGTCGAAACCTCGTCGTGCAAACGGCGATGGTCGCGGGAAGCGATATGCTTTCAAATACAGAAGGGAGACACATTTATGCGCAATCTGGAACAGTTCACCACGAAAGAAGTCATGGATTACTACATCGGATACATCATGGAACAGGAACTGGCAGCTTCTAAATCCGAAGCGCGTCAACTGCTCCTCAACGCCCTGACCTACAACGTCGTGCGCGAAGCCGTGATCGAACAGATCGCGTTTTTGCAGGAGGAGGATTGAACCGCTATGAAATATCCCGTGAGACGAACCATCCGAAAGACCTTCCTGCTGGAAGGTGAGACCGTCACCATGAAATATGTCAAGCAGGTCTGCGGTACGGAACGCTACGAACGGATGATCGAAGACGCCAAGAAGAAGTTCTTTGCCGACCCGACTGTGGACCTGCGTTATCCAACGCCAGCCGGCATTCTGACCATCTGGCTGCAGCCGCACTGAGCATCTGCTCCTGAATCGCCGTCCGATCACCGGGCGGTTTCTCTATGCCGACAGTGGAAAGACAATATAGCCGCAGCGTTTCATTCGCATATCGTCCAGCGCCGTATCATACATAGACAGCACTTTGGAATCGAGAAGCGGCGCCTGTCCTGCACGAAGCAAGTAGCGATGATCACGCAGCGTTTCTTCCGCATGCCAGCGGGTCAGATACAGATAGCGAAAGCCCGCAGAGGAATCATCTTCCAACGCGATATAGTATCTGTCGATCCATAGTCTGCAACCGGCATGCTCCATGATCGTAGGCATACGCTTGCGCATTCGGTTTTGGATCAGCTTTTCATCGCACCCTGCAAAGCCCAATCTCTCGCAAATTGAGACGGCAAGCCGCGCAACCTCCTGCGGTTTGAGCATTTGCACATATGGAATGCGCCGACAATAATCCTTGTCCGGGGCACGGGATTGGTATGTCATCATTGGAATACACCTCCAAGGGCAATAGAAAAGGCAGCCCCTTTTGCGGAAGCTGCCTGTGCTTTGGAATCAAAAAGCGCCGCAACACATATGCTGCGGAGCCTCGAATCATTTTTGACAGGATACACTATATCACAGGTGCGAACTCCCATTCAATAGCATTTACTCCCACTTTTCAGGAACAACGATATTTTTCAGCGCCTCGCCGTGGATTCGGTACACGCTCGTCTCACTGATTCCCATTTCCTCCATGATCGCTGACCACTGTTTGAAGCAGAGGTAGCGCAGTTCCAGTATCAGCTGCTGTTCAGGATTCTCCAGCGCAGCGATCAGCGTGCGCACTTCTGCTTTCAAATCCACAAGGCGATCAATATCCCTGTTGATCTCCCTCTCCAGATCCACGATCTTCACGATGGTATTTTCCATGGACTGAAGGTTAGGCGAATCGGCGCGCGGCATATCCGACAGCGTTGCCGTAGCCTTGGTCGCCGTCTCGCGCAGCGTCATGACCTGTTCCAGCTTGCTGTTGATTCGCTGGTCAATGTACATCGCCTGAGACAGATATTCCTTTGCGGTCATCACCTTATCGTTACTCATTTTCATTTTCCCTCCAGGGCATCCTGCCTTTGAAATACAGATCGGCAATATGCTGCTGGCGCTCCATAGTCAGTGCGCTCAATTTTCTGTTTGCCTGCTTCTGTTCTTTTTCCAGTTTCCACTTGGGTTTATAAAACTTACAGGCGGCATAACCCGGACAGTTGCCCTCCAGCGCACGGCATTTGCCGTTCTTCAGTGCAAAGCATTTCTCATTCATTGATCATCACCGTGCCTTTCAAATCGAGTTCCATGGGAAAAGCCGATCTCCTACAAGACTGGCTCATTCGCATTTCACTTCTGCAGGAGGCTTTCATCCAGACGACCGCGCCCGCCTCTGTTATACAGTTCAAGCATAGCCAGCGCATACTGCCGCGGCTGATCCCTGACATTCTGACGACGCGCAATGGCGGCAAGCTCCTCCGCATTGGTGTACGCCAGCTTCTTGATGAAGCGGTCGCGCTTGTACTCATCCCCATAAGCGTTCAGAAATACAGCGAGGCCGTTCAGCACCGGCTTACTCAGGCTCCACTCGACTGCATCCCATGTTTCAGAAATCAGGCGAAGCATATCGGTATACAGATCCGCACCATAGTTCTCAAATATACGCTGGGCAGTGGCCTTGGCGGCGATCACGCAGCGGGTACTGCTGCGCTGTACATCGGAAAGGTGCAATCCCGCAGCTTCCGTCGCTTCAAGGAACGCTGTTTCTCTGGGCGTCTCCGCTGCCAGTTTGGCGCGGAGCTTGTAATCAAAGCTGACGGTGCGTGAAGTGCCGGTCTGAAGTGCAAAGAGTTCCGCTTCTTCCTGATAAGTCATGCCACTGAATACCTTGCACTCCACCATGAATGGCTTGCCCTCATGGATGCGGCGAAGAGCGGCGAGGGTATGTGCGCCGTCAAACACAAAGAATCTTCCGTCACGATGGCTGACCTTGACGGCATTGACCAGCAGCGGATTGAACTCTTCCACAATGCGGTCCACCTGACCGGCATTCATGCGGCGCTGGTAGCTTGGATCCGTCTCCAGCACGGAGCTGGTCAGGAACTTGTATTCATAACCGATACGCTCGTTGACCATGGTCTGCTTCGAAATCGCCGAAGGGACAGATGTATGATTGATGGGCCGGTTGACTTCTTCGATCAGGCGATCCATGGGCGTAGGTTCAAGGTGATCGGGTTTATAATGGACGCGGCTATAGCTGCGGCGGGATGCATTTCGATTCTTTCTGCTCATTGTTTCTCCAGCTCCTTTACGTGATTGATGTACAGTTCATTGGCTTGCTTTGCTACATCCAGCAGAGCGGCTTTATAGATGCGGAGGTTTTCTTCCGTTGCGATGCCTTTGGTCATAAGGCGCAGCGACGTACCGACGGTCGCAAGGAAGGCGGTCGCCGCCGTTTCCAGCGTGCTCATCACATGGGGCATCATTTCCGGCTCGTCCGGCAAAGGCGTCGCCACATGAATCGGCGCACCGTTGAGCATCGTCATGCCGTTGACGGGATGGGTTTCCACCTTAGCCGTAGTGGAAGCGGCAACATCGGCTGCAGTCTTTGCCGCCGCGTTGATCTCTTTCTCGCAATCCTTGCACAGCGAGGAAAAGCCATGACGGTTGGAAGGAATCGAAAACTCAGAGATCGGCTTTTCCTGCTTGCAGCGGTCACAGGTTTTTACTTCGCCAGCGTGTTCTTTTTCCATGAGTTCGGTATATGCTCGATGAACAGAGACTTCACCGCGACGGAGTTTGCCCTTCGTTTCTTCATCTGCATCACTCGCCAGCTTATCGATCTTTCGCATCTGTCTGCCAGATACGCCCGCCAGTTTTCCCAAATATGAAAAGGTTTCTTTCGCGGCTCTACCCTCCTGCAAATTTTCAGGAGGGTTATCGTCGTGTACTCCGGCAAGCATTCGCTTCTCCGCATCTGCCGCAACCTGTTTCTTTAGCTTCAGCACCATCTCCCCGCGGTTGTAGTCAGTCAGGTTACGACGCCCCAACTGATTACGCAGCATCCACATCATCGCATCGTTGCGATCCTCAAAATTTTTCTCAACGACAGCGAAGGGAATCTCATGCTTCCGGCAAATACCGTAACGGTTGTGGCCGTCGACAAGAACACTATTCCAAACGATCAGCGGCTGTTCACAGCCGTAACGCAAGATGCTCTCCTCAAGCAGCTTCTGTTCATCCTCTGTCAGCGGAGGAATCAGATCCCGAAACTCGGGATCAATGGTCAGGGTATACAGTTTCTTTTCACTCATGAGTATTTCTCCTCTCGTCATCCACCTGCGCGATCACGCGCTGTACATCTTCAACACTCTCCACACGGCAGGCGATCCCACCGGCGCGGTTGATTTTTTCAATCGCCCGCTTTTGCAGAGCAGTCAGTTTCCCGTTTGGAAGCTTTACTTCAAGCCCCAGGAATCGCCCCCTGTAGCAGCAAATGATATCCGGCACACCGCTTGTCCCATAGGGACCGCCGTGTTCTTTCCAAAAGAAAACGTCGCTGCCCAGCGATGTCAGATATTTTTTGATTGCTGCCACGATGTCTCTTTCCAGCATCATGTCACCCCCGAAATGCGCACCTTGACTGCTGCCATCAGCGCATTCTGATCTGCAGCTTTGTCGTGCAAAGCTTTCATGACCTGTTCATCCATGGTTCCCTTGGTTACAAGATGGTGGATGATTACCGTCTGGTTTTGACCCTGCCGCCACAATCGGGCATTGGCTTGTTCATACAGTTCCAGCGACCAGTTGAGTCCAAACCACACGATGGTGCTGCCGCCATATTGCAGGTTCAGCCCATGACCGGTGGAAGCCGGCTGCGTAACCGCCACTTTGATGCGCCCTTCGTTCCAATCCGTCATGTCAGAGGCGGTTTTCAATTCACGCACACCATCCGGGTTTTCAGGACCGTATTTGCCGAAGCGTTCCTGAATCCGCTTCAAATCGTGCTGGTAGGTGTACATGACCAGCAGCGGCTTACCATTCGCCGCCTCGATCAGATCCTCCAGTGCATCCAGCTTCCGGTCGTGGATTGTGCGCACGTTATGGAACTCATCATACACGGCTCCGTTGGCCAGTTGCAGGAGCTTACCGGCAAGAGACGCGGCATTGAGCGCCAGCACATCTCCGTCTGCATACGGAAGAAGCATATCCTTCTCCATCTGCCTGTACAGCTTTTCTTCCCGGGCAGACATGGTCAGCTCCACGATGTTGTCCACGCGCTCCGGCATCTGCAAATGATCCGTCGCGCGCATGGACACGCAGATATCACCCAGCCTGCGATAGATCTCTTCTTCAGCGCTGGGTTTCAGTTCATGCTTATAGGGCAGCCAGCTGTTGGGCGTGTCAAAGAACATATCGAGATAACTCTTCATCGTCCTGCCCAACCTCACGCCGCGATCCAGCAGAAACACCTGCGGCCAGAGATCTTCCAGTCCATTGGGTGCCGGCGTGCCTGTCAGACCAACCACCCGGCTGAATTGAGGCAGCACCTTTTTGAGCGCCAGAAACCTTTTCGCCTTACTGTTTTTGAACGACGAAAGCTCATCGATCACCAGCATGTCAAAAGGCAGCTTTCGTCCCGCATAATGCTTGACCAGCCATTCCACATTCTCGCGGTTGATGATGTACATCTCAGCCTTTCTGCCCAGAGCCGCAACCCGCTCTTTGGGTGTGCCGATGATTCTCTCCATCCGCAGTCCTTTGAGATGCTCCCATTTGTCCAGTTCTGCGACCCATGTATCGCGGGCAACTCGCAGCGGAGCGATAATTAAAACACGGCTCACCTCGTAGCTGTCATACAACAGATGCGAGATGGCCGTGAGCGATATAATCGTCTTGCCCAATCCCATATCGAGGAATACGCCACAGTTGGGATGTTCCTCAATGAAATCCACGCAGAACTTCTGATAGGGATGGAGATCGGTTTCGTTGTGGAGTTTCAATCCACGCATTCGTTCGTTATTTCCCGGCACGGTTTCCTCCTTCCTGCGCCGACCTCCGGCGACTGACTGTGCCGTTTATAAGCTTCATAGGCGATACTGTAGATACCTTATGCGGTAGCAAACTTTGGCGGTAGCATTCCACACCTTGCAACAACATAACTGATCCATGCAGTCAGGATAACATCTGCCAGCTTGTCATGTTGTTATCTCCCGCGCGCGTATGTGTATATGCCCGCACACCCATATTTCTTCT